AATCACTCAAGACTGTATTTGTAGAAAACTACATCGAAGTTCCAGAAGCCAAAAAAGATTTGGTTGCTGAAATGGAAAGTACAATCGCTAAGCTTCAAGAAGAAGCAGCAGACACCACGCAAAGTATCTCAACACTTTCCGAGCAGGTTGAACGCCTTACTCGTGAAAAGATTGTTGCTGAAGCCTCAACTGGTCTTGCTGACACTCAAGTTGAGAAACTCAAGTCTCTTGTTGAAGATGTAAACTACACGTCAGAGAGTGCATATCGTAAAAAAGTCGAAACTATCAAGGAATTCTACCTCAAAGGCATCTTAGATGAAACAGAAACATTGGTTGAAGAAACAACTGATGAGTCTTCCTACGTAACAACCGAAACAGTTGTAGAAAATGAAACGATCGCAGAAGAAACCGTTTCACCTGCAATGCAAAAATACTTGACCGCATTATCACGTCTAAACAAGGCAAATGAAGCCACTGTTCCAGTACGCTGATAAAGGTTCCAACCCCAAACAACAACAACAAACAATAAAGAAAAAATACTATTATGTTTAATTCAGAAACACTAGAAAAAAAGTGGGCCCCAATTCTTGAGGCTCAAGACGCCCCTAAGTTCAAGGACAACTATCGTAAGTCAATTACTGCAGTTCTTCTCGAAAACCAAGAAAAAGCACTTAAGGAAGAAAATGCACAATCTGCATATCTTGCTGAAGGTAACTCAATCGGTGACGGCACCGGTGCAGTTAAGACCTGGGATCCAGTTCTTATCAGTCTCGTTCGTCGCGCGATGCCAAACATCGTTGCTTATGATATTGCTGGTGTTCAGCCAATGACCATGCCAACTGGCTTGATCTTCGCTATGCGCAGTCAATATCAAAATGCAGCTGGTGCAAATACTGCTGAAGCTCTCTTCAACAAGCCAGACACCGCATTCGGTGGTCCAGTTACTACTGCACAAGGTGAAGCTCTCACTGGCAATGGTACAAATGGTAGCTATGTTGATCCAGATCCAGCTGTTGGTACTGTTCAAATTGGTCGTACAGCTGCTGCTGGTGGCTTTGGTCAAATGGGATTCACCGTTGACAAAACAACCGTTACTGCTAAGACACGCGCTCTTAAGGCTGAATATTCAATGGAACTTGCTCAAGACCTCAAGGCTGTTCACGGCCTCGATGCAGAAGCAGAACTTGCAAACATCCTCAGCACTGAGATTCTTGCAGAAATCAACCGTGAAGTTATCGACACTGTTAATGCAAAAGCACAAGTTGCTGGCATCAATGGTACTTTCGATCTTGACCAAGATGCTGACGGTCGTTGGGCTGTTGAAAAGTTCAAGTCACTTCTTTTCCAAATTGAAGTTGAAGCTAACGCAGTTGCTAAGGCAACACGCCGTGGTAAGGCAAACTTCGTACTTTGCAGCAGCAACGTTGCAAGTGCTCTTGCTGCAGCTGGTGTGCTTGACTATGCTCCAGCTCTTGCAACCAACCTCAATGTTGATGACACAGGCAACGTATTCGCTGGTATGGTAAATGGCCGCCTCAAGGTGTTCATCGACCCATTCGCATCCGAAGACTATGTAACTGTTGGTTATCGCGGTACAAACGCATACGACGCAGGTATGTTCTATTGCCCATACGTTCCACTCACAATGGTTCGTGCAGTTGATCCAGACACATTCCAACCAAAGATTGGCTTCAAGACACGTTATGGTCTTGTTGCTAACCCATTTGCTGGTAACCCAACAGCTAACGGCGGTACAGGTGCTAACGCAGCTAACCCATACTTCCGTAAGTTCACAGTAACTGGTATCGGTGGTTCTACTTACACTAACGCAGGATAATTTACTGCAATAGGTAATAACCTTAAAATTAGAGGCTACCCGAAAGGGTAGCCTCTTTTTTGCATAAATAATAGTATGATGGATTCAAATTTATTAGCATTAACTGGGTTTAAACTCTTTATACATGCTGAAGACTTTAAGCACACTCAATATTTTGCGGTAAGTGCAAGTTTTCCTGCTGTGTCCTTGCCAGAAGTCACTACTGGATATCGTAACCTTTCTGGATTTGTGTCTGGTGATAAATTAGCGTATGATCCGTTAACTGTAAGAATTGCAATAGATGAAAAATTGGAGTCATACCGTGAAATTTTTAACTGGATGCATTCAAATACTGAAAACAAACAGTTAACTATACATGACATAACGCTACACTTTTTAACAAATCATAATAACATATCACGCAGCGTTCGATTTGCAAACGCGTTTCCTACAAATATAGGAGGGTTAGAGTTTAACGTGCAGCAAACCGAATCAGAATATGCCTATGTAGACGTTACTTTCCGTTATGATTATTTTGAATTTATGTAATGATATATAATATATTATGATGCAACTTGAAGATATACTTAAATTATGGGAAGTCGACAGTGTTATCGATGAGATTAATTTGGATGAAACCAGCGTAAAAGGTGCAAGTCTGCACTCTAAATATTTAGAGTTATACAGCATCGCGAAACTAAATCTTAAAAAGAAAGAGCTCTCTATGGCGCACTTACGTAAAGACAAGTGGTTGTACTATAATGGCAAGATGACGAAAGAGGAAATGGACTCTAAAGGTTGGCCATACGATCCATTTTCCGGAATGAGTAAGCCACTTAAAAGTGACATGGAATTATTTTATACCACTGACGCTGATATTATGAAATTACAGGGTCAAATTGAGTATCAGTCTACGATTGTAGAGGCACTTAAAGATATTATGGATAATATTAAATGGAGACACACTACAATTAAAAATATTATAGACTGGAAGCGATTTACGTCAGGAGTTTAATGACAGACATAGGCATAACTAAAGTTGATGAAACTTCATTGAGAATAGTCTCAAATGATTCTGGAATTCTTATGGAGCTTTCAGAACATTTTACGTTTTTTGCTGAAGGCTATAAGTTTATGCCACTCTATCGCAACAAGCTCTGGGACGGTAAAGTTCGACTCTACGATTCACGCACTGGACGACTGCCATATGGATTACTGTTTGAAGTACTAAAATTTGCAAACTCTCATAACTACACTTATGAGTTGCATCCTAGCATAACTGAACGAGACGTGCCAACTTCTCAGTCATTATTAGAGTATGCAAGTGGGCTGCACATTACCAGTGGAGGGGCACCCATAACGCCACGCGACTATCAACTTGATGCCTATGTGCATGCTTGTGCTGAAGGACGTGGACTCATAATATCACCTACTGGTTCTGGAAAAAGTTTAATTATCTACTTGTGTGTCCGTTGGTTTTTAGAGCACTACGACGAAAAGGTATTGATCGTGGTGCCTACTACTTCGCTTGTTGAGCAGATGACAAAAGACTTTGCAGACTACTCGCAACATGACGCTTCATTTGACGTCCAGTCAGAAGTACATAAAATTTATTCGGGCAAAGAAAAACATGACATCTCGTCTCGCGTTATAGTTACTACGTGGCAGAGTGCGATTACGTTACAAAAATCTTGGTTTCAAAGCTATGGCATGGTTATAGGTGACGAGGCTCACTTGTTTAAAGCAAAAAGTTTAAACACTATTATGTCAGCATGTGTAAACGCATGCTATCGTATAGGCACTACTGGCACCCTTGATGGCAGTCTATGCAACGAACGAGTGCTTGTTGGTAACTTTGGTCCGACCCATCGCGTAATTACGACAAAAGAACTTATTGATAATGACACTCTCGCTGCACTAAAGATTAAATGTGTTGTGTGCAACCACAGCGACGAACTTAAAAAGGTGATCTCTAAAGCTGACTACCAAACTGAAATAGACGCTATCGCGTCTCACGCTGGTCGTAACGCCTTTATAGCAAACCTTGCGCTTGATCAAAAGGGCAACACGCTCGTTCTCTTTAACCTCGTTCAGAAACATGGCAAGCCTCTTTTTGAACTTATAAGTAGTACTAATGGCGATTCAAACAGACATATATTCTATGTGTCTGGAGAAGTGGACGCAACAAACCGAGAACACATACGTGAACTAACCGAAACACAAAATAATGCGATTATCGTGGCAAGTGTTGGTACGTTTAGTACGGGAATTAACATTAAAAATTTACATCAGATTATATTTGCTGCGCCAACGAAGAGCCAAATACGCGTATTACAAAGCATTGGTCGAGGACTACGAAAATCTGATGACGG